GAAGGAAAGTGACTCATCAATTTCATCTAATAAAGCATTAACAGCTTCTATGTCTTTATCCACTTTAGGCATAATGTACTCTAATGGTGGTTTTTTCTTGCGTTTCCATTGCCAATGGGATACACTACCAAACTCACCTAAATCGCCTAAATCTACATATATATCGGGCTTTACAAGCTCTATAGCTTGTTTTACTACATTGATAGCAGGCACATCATGTATAGGTGCGTGCTTATCTGGGGTTATTAAAGCTCTCTTTAATACCCCTTGTTTAGTTTTTTTCATTATCAAAAAACTCCTAATTAAATTCAGAAGGTGGGACATATCCCCAATCAGATGGGTTTGTCCATAATCCTTTCGCTAACTGAAGATATTTCTCAGTTAATTCTTCTTTAAAACGAAGAATAGTGTTTTCACACTTATCACATTCCCAAAACAATATGCCATTATAAGCTCCCATAATCTCTATCCCTACTATCTCAGAAGACTTGCATCTTATACATCTTTTAGGTCTAGTTTTATGAGCTTCTTCAGAACCTTCGATAGAATTATCAAGTAAGTTTTCAACTAAGGTCCCATCTTCACATACTACATCTTCTAGCATAACTAACCTGTTTTCTGGAAATATAATGTCAATTCTAGCCATTACTTAAGGCCTTTTTAACTTCATCCCATATTTTATCATCTAGGTCATTTTCACTTCTTCCTACAATCCAATCACCCAATTTTAATAAAATAGCTATTAATACTTTTTGACTTAATAACCTTGTTGCTACGGCTGTTAATATTGCACTCATACCTTCTCCTATTTTTTATTATCATTTTGATATATCATATATCCTAAAACAAATGTTGTCATAAAACCTGCCATAAAATAAACTATGTCCCTTACTAGGCTCATTAAATCAAACTCTAATAAAGGACCTTCAATCATAGCAGTATTCCTACTAATGTAATTGCCACAGTTAATAACGAAAACAAAGTTGTACCTATAGCTTGTAGGGTTGATATCTGCTTTTCTGCCTTATTTAATCTACCATTAACTCTTTCCAAGTGCTCAAAATTAGCATCTACTTTTTCTTTAATATACATGAGATGGGTCATAACTCCATCTCGGTATTCCTTAATATCTTTTGTTTTCATTCTTTTCTTGCATCCTTAAAAACTTATCTCTTTTGTCTGCCCATAATGCTGCTATAATTTCAACTAATGTTTTAAAACTATTCTCGATACCTTTCTGTTCTAATTGCATCTTCTTTTGCTGGTCAATTAATTTTACAATTATACCTTCCACTCTTGCAAAAGACTCTCTTAATTCTTTCTGCAATTCATCTTGAATGAATTTGGTTGACTTCCATATATAAAAAGCCATTCCAATTGCCCCCACAGTAGCTATACCGTATTTCTCTAATATAGACAGCCAGTCCATTAGAAATCCTGAGGTCTTATAAATCCACTCCTTTGATAATTACTCCTAACAAACTTCTTAGCCTTCTTAACACCTAATGCGTATTCATTTTCGAAATATTGAGCATTATTCAATTCCATATTTCTAGGGTCTTTATAACCTTGAGCTATCACCTTACTAACAAGTGTCTCATGGAATCTACTTGGTATATTAGAATAAGTTCCTGTCATAGCATTATTAGATAAATCTGTATCTGTAAAAGAACCTCTTATTTTAATACCCTTAGCTTCGGATACAGTTTCATAATCAGAACTCCAACCATCTTTAGTTACTGCATTAGTTGCTTTTTGTACAATAGCTAACTGCTCTCCAGCTGTATGGGTATCTATATAATAAAATCTTTCTTTTTTATTTGCCATAATTAACTCTCATCATTTATTTTAGGATTACCAATCAATCTAGGGATTTTTACATCGTTCAAGTAAACTTCTTCTATTTTCAACAATCCAGAAGGTAGAGAATACCATCTCGTATCTGCTGCTGTTGTTAAAGAAGAATCTGTTTTTTTATACACTTCTGTTTCTTCACAAAAGCTATCTTTTGCTCTATTTAGAAGTTTTATTATTTCTACTTCGCCCATATGGGGATGATGTTGCTGAACTAATTCTATCATTTCTTTAGTAGTCATTATTCTCCCTTAATTATTTGATTAGGATGTCTCTGTAATTCAGTCATATAATCCTTCTCTAATAATTGAATTTGACCTGTTACCATTTGCATAAGTTCAGAATCTTCCTCATCTTGAACTTGATTACTTATATATGCTTTTAGTATATTGATACTGCTTTTAAGAGCAATAGCATGTATAAGGTTTGTTGGCATATACAAAGTAGTATTTAATGTAGCTTGTGTAATTCCAGTATTATCTCCAGATGCATATGCAAAATACCAAATCTTACCTTTTTGTGGCGTTGTGGGTTCTGGCAATATTTTCAAGGTAGCTGCACCAGCATTACTAGTATCTGAATGATAAACAGGACTATGGGCAGTAGCAAAGTATATACTCCCAGAATCACTTGCTCTATTAAAACCTTTTCTATCAACAAGTTCACATACTCTCTCTATACCATTACTATCAGCATCAATTCTTGTAACTTGTAGGATTTTTCTATCTTCTACTAGCCACTCTGAATTAGATTCCAATTGACCCGGTGTTCTTGAGTATTTTAACAATACTTCAAGAGGCAATATATCAGCTATTTCATTGATAGCCGCATTTATCAAATCTCCTTCATATGCTGCATCTGTGGAATATTGAGAGCCTATCAAGTCAGTAACTCTTTGTGCTATTGTACCATTATTTGCCATTATTTTTTACCTTTTTTCTTTAAATTCAATTTTCTACGAGTGTCGGGATTCACAGCTCCATGCCATGGATTTCCGACACTTGTAGAGAATCTAGTTGCCATTTTCTTTTTACTTGGCATTAAGGCTTCTTCTTAGGTAAACCTGGAAGAGGCTTTTGAGGCAATTTTCCACCTGGCTTTTGAGGCACATTTTCACCTGGCTTTCCTGGAAGCCTTGGTGGATTTGGCCTTGAAGGCTTCTTAGTATCCTGAGCTTTCTTTTTTGCCGCTTTAATCTGTGTTTTATCTTTAGCCATAGATTTCATAGATTTAGATTTTGGCATACTTTTTGGTTTCATTGTAATATTAGCCATAGTAGTCCCTACGTTAGTAGCGCCTACTAAATCTACATGAATTCTTTGCTTCAGAATTTCTTCTTTTCCCATTATTACTCCTTATTAATTAAAATTTAATGTGGTATTATTTGCCACTTTATTGTTTCCCCGCTTTGGTCATCATTTCCGTCATCACTATACCCAAATCTTACATATCTTCCACTTCCATGAACTTCTGGGTCATATACAAAATAGTATTTTATAGTAGCCCAATCCCAATCACTATCATCTAAAAGGGCTAATTTTGAAATATCATTACCTCCTGTAAGGTCTGCTGGGTCCAAAGTGTCTTCACCAGATTGAGCCTCATTGTGCCAAACTGTCCCATCAATACTATGTTCAACTCTAATCCAGGTATCAGCATCAGCTACATCTTCAGATAAAGTAACAAGTACTGTAAATACCTTGTCAGCTGCTATTGGAATAGGACTTGTATAAGCTGATTTTCCATCATTGCCAGAATCACTCCAGTCTAATTGAGCAATAGTTTCTTCCCAGTAACCTGTTTCAACTGTTACCTGTCCATTACTTCCTACAGTTCTGTGTATATTATTCCAAGCCATTTAACCTCCTAAATCTGGTTCTGGAATTCCCTCTGTCCAATCCGAACCTCTTAATATCTCTAAAATTTCTGAATGATTGTAAATAGTCATTCCCTCGAAACATGAAGGAGTCTCACCTTCCCACTTTAATAAACCTTTTGTACCATCTAAACTTTTTCTTAAACTGTCTTTTGAAATTTGCATAGCATTTTGAATCATTTCATCATTAATATCATCGTAATCTACAATAACCCATTTTCTATTACTAAACATTTATCTGTTCTCCACTAAAATTAGAAGCCGTCATTGATTGTATATATGCTGGAAAACCCCTAGAAACTCTTAGTTTTACACTATCTATAGTTAAAGTTTCTCCTGCAGTATGGTTACACCATAAAGTTAATGAATCGGCATTATTACTTCCATTAACGAATAAATATGCCGTATGTTCTCCAACAGTACTAGTTAAAGTAAGAGCATTACTAGTAACATCATTAGAGCCAAAAGCTCCTGTTTTTAAAGCAATATTATCAGTATTTGCTACAATTTCATATTTTAATTCAAGTACTCTTCCATCATTAGCATTATTTGACCATAAATTAAGCTGTTGGATATATTGATTGCCTCCATCAGTTGTAACAGTAGCTACTCCAGAACCAATAGTAAAATCACCCTTATTCCAGTCTGTATCAGCAGCAAATCTACCATTAGTTATTACATCAGTCCCAAAGCCTGGATTTGCTGAATCCTCAATAAAATTACCTACTTGACTTCCAAAAGTCGTTGCATGATTTTCATCATCTCCAAATCTATACCAAGCAGCTAAACTTCCAGCAAGAGCACCTTCATTATGATTATAAGGAAGCCCATTATTAGATAAGGCTACACACTCAGCATCAGTAAGAGACTTGTTATAATAAGCAAATTCTGAAAACCCTCCATTGTAATATGTAGTTCCAATCCTTCCAATACTATATCCACCTCCAGGAGTATCTGCTGTTCCGCTTAATCCAGCTTGAATAGATTCTTTTATTTTATATCCATTTACATAACAAAGAGAAGAGGCCCAATCACTTGAATCTAGCGAAACTACAACATTTACCCAGCTTTCTCCTCCAGGTGTTTGTCCTGCTATCTGGTCATATGCAGCTATTAACCCAGCGTTGTCATAAATATTCTGCCATGATACATACATAGTTTGACCTGCATTTAAGAATACCCATATTCTGATAAGCAAGTTAAGGGACACACTTCCATCTAAATTTGAATTAAAACCACCTATATAACCAGTTCCTCTGGTCCTTACAAAAAAAGTGTGACTACCTCCTCCAGCTGCAGTTAAGTCGCCAACGCCTGTGGTAAGGTAATCATCGGTTCCGTCAAGCATTAAAGTTGATTGACGTTTTATTGGATTATTAATATTTGAAATAGGCGAAAACACTAATCTTGTATTAAACCTATTTTTAAACTTAGCGTAGCACCATTATAATCGTCATTGGAATTTGTTATTCCCCAGACATATAAATCCCTAGAATCAGACTCGGCTTGTCCTATAGCACCTATATTAGCAAGACTTCCGACAGATAACTCTCCCATGTCAATAATATTAGCAACATCTACTATTGCAAAAGTATCATCTAGAACAGCTCTGCTCCAATTATCAATACCTCCAGTGCCACCACCGTCTACTACTCTGTCTGCTAATGGATTACTTACGGCACCCAATACTTGGCTATTAGATGTAAAAACCAATTTGAAACTTCCCAATGTATTAGAACCCGTTCCACTATCATCTGATGCATTGTCTGTCAATACACATGAAACGCTTTGAAGCATACATGCGCCGCCTTTTACAGCAACTGCATTTTCTATTTTAGTAGCAACAAACATTACATCTCCAACAGTACCATCTCCAGTCAATGTAGCAGTGACATTAAAAGTTTTAGCCCTCATTTGATTCAATTTTTTATCAGCTGAAAGAAACTCTCCACCACTAACTTTAGGTTCTGTTACTCCAGCTGTTGTTATTGTTAAATCACTCATTTAAATCTCCACGTTGTGTGAAGGGGCCGAAGCCCCTCCACGATTAATTAAACTAACCACTTATTAAGATGGGTCTTTTCCTACACCGCCAATATCACCATCAGCCATTCCTTCATTAATTGGAGAAGACTGTTTAACTAATATTGTATAAGTAATAGTATTAGCACTTTCATCAGCATCAGATATATGCTTTAACATATAATAAGGCATAGGATAAGAATTGACATCTAAAACGTCAATATTGTTACCCGTTGCAGTTATATCAGCAATATATGCATCTACTAACTCAACCATGCTACCACCCGCAGTATCTTTAGTCCAGTGTCCTACTAAACTCAAGTCTAAATTAGTTCCAGAAACAGCACTTGCATTAGCTACAACAATTACTTTTTTTGTAGCATTATCAGGGTCTGCTTCTAAGAAATCAATTTCACTTGAATATCCAGAAGTCGCTGAAGCAGGAAGAGTTACAGTTTCGGTATAAGCAGTATACCCGTTATTGTTTACTGTTTTAGTCCAAGCCATAATATCCTCCTATCTTAAGAAAACTTAAGAATTGCATGAGTTTCAGGAAGGCTAATTTCCAAGCCAGCTTCAGTGATGATTTGGTCTTGTCTACCATCAACGCCGTTGTCTTGTACGTTAGTTTCAATGAAAGTGTCTCGACTAACACCATTACCCACAAGTGGTCTGTAAGCTACATTCTTCATATCAACACAAACACAGTAGTCTTCCCAAGGACCTCTTAATAAAGGCTCTTGAACAAAGTGCAAATTACCAAATATAGTATTTACCATTGTTACTTGATGCTTT